CTGCCTCAGTTTTCTTAAGATTGTGTGCTTTTGTTCTCATGATAACTCCAGTCACCCCTGACTGGCGAGTTGCCGACTTTGTGTTGGCTGATGGCTTTGTTGTCACCTATGATGATGGTGGTGAGCCTAGAAAAGCCCGAGCCCATACCTTTTTCTTGGATGCGTTCGGCACACAAGCTGCTTTAATGTGCATTGAGGCAACAAAGAAATTTGCTGCTACTTGTACATACTTTCCCTGCCCCCATAATAACTCAATGAACGGGCCTCCTGTGACACGATGCTATTCGATGCGAGCATCATGGAGCCGTAGATTAATAATGGACGGCGGGCGAGTGAAATTTGTGTGGAAACGGGTTGTCCCGATTTTGCACTTACGCCAGAGTGCCTTTGAATGCCCTGGCAATTTACCCTGGGGTCAATGTTGTAATTACTTTGAGACCCCTAGTGGTGTTTTCAAGAGGTGTGAGAGTCCTGCCGATAACGAGGTAGCGTTACAGGGTACTATTATGCCCGACGATCCACCTTGCCCCCCAATTGAAGGGACAGAAACAATAACGTCTCGTGTTGTTCAAGTTTGCTTTAAATGTTTAGCGTTAAGCAGTAAAAGTATACCCTTGACAATTTTAACTTTGACGATGTTTCCCGGAGTTAATGCGTACAGTGCTGAGGATCTTTCTACGGACTGGTGGAAGTTTCTAGTCGTGGCGTGGTCTATCTTTGTGATGTGCCTTATATGGCGTTGGACCAATGTTGCTGTGACTATGTTTGACCGTGCTCAGGGTGTTTATGAATACGTATCACTACGGAATTCTCTTATAGCTGCCGGTGCCACGTTGCTTACCGGCTGGTTGCGACCAGTCCCTTCTTACGTTCCCCAAGGACGTTTTTCGGCAAGTACCACGGGTTGGCTTAAGTTTTTTGCCGTGGTTGCAGGCGCTGCTGCGTTTGTGATTACCCCTTTTTGCTCAAAAAGGGTTGGTCGTATGTTTTCGGATTTCGCTGATCGGTTTAAGTATGCTCCAGCTTTTGCGTCACTGTTGAAGATGGTAGAAGAATGGTGGGATTATGGTACGGCAGAAGTACCTGAGTTTACTAATCGGTATCCTGAAGAACCATCTACAGATAAGGATCCAGAAACTGTATTCCGCCATTGGTGGACGAAATTATGGAACGATAATCCCGGTGGTGTGGACTGCGATGAAGATGATGAACCCGCCGTTAAGCGTCATGAGCCAGCGTCACCTTCTAAGAAGGAAAGTGATCCCGATCCCGTGTCTCAACAACAGGTGTTTTCTGATTCCCCCCCTTCTAGTGTTTTTGAAAGAAACAAGCAAGAGTTGGTTAAAACATGTCAACGGCTCAACGGTGACATGCATTTTGGGATAGACCCATCTCTGATTGTGTTGAAGAAGATGCCGGCAGGTTTTATGCCTCAGTGGTACACTTTGTTGAATGGGCCTCCTGTTTTGTGGAAGACGATAGCACCTCCGGAATGTGAAAAAATTAGTATGAACGCTGCTCGTATGGGGTCCTTGTCAAACTTACGTTCGTCTATTGAGTATCGTGAGGAGTATGATTCTACTTTCCTCTGGCGTGATGTTATGACAGGATATGGAATATTTCTGTCCATGACGGGCCTCAAGCATACCACCACGCTGGCGCGTAATTATGCAGTGGTTTGCCTGACGTCTGCCTTTGGTACTTCAAATTTTGGGGTTTATGCCTATGAGTGCTATTATCGTGCAGCATTTTTGAGTTATGTCGTCCGTGGTGAGTTCTCTGTAAGTTGGATGGCCTCTTTGTTGGTTAATTACTCACATACCTTCCTTTTTGTTAATGGCACTGAGCTTAAAGGAGATTTTTTGGTTTTTTATCGAAAACTCCTTATGTTTTGTACAGGACAAACAGTGGCTTCTGCTGCTGCTTCTATGGGTGATGGTGTCCCTGACGACATTTTAGCAACTGCTATGGCGGAGGCTAATGATGGTTGGTTGCCTCTTGGACTCACTCATGACTCCAGTTTGCGCCAAGTGGGTCAGCAATTATATGTTCCAAAGGAGACAACAACTCATGTTGGTATGGATATAGCGTGTGATGTATTTGCGATGTGGTATTCCGAGGTTTCGAAAATGACTATTCCGCCGGCTCTTATATCTCGCTTAAATGCGTACTTGTCTAAATGTGGAGATGAGATTCCCCCTATGGCCTTTAAGATTTTACCCAATGTCTTTTTAATTGACGGGTGTAAGTTGGTTCTGCAGAAGGAATGTAAGTTGATCTTTCCTGGGTTAAATTTTGCAAGAGATGTTGAGCCACAAGGTCGCCAATGGAAGCAGACCCCTCAAACATTATTGCAAAATTTCTTGGCCAGTTCCGAGCAGTTGAAAGATCCCATAAGTGTTGTGTATACTGATAAGGTAGGAGAGAACTTAATTTCGCATAAGGTTTTTACTTTGTTGCGTCGTCCTGATGAGGATAAGAAGTCTTATTCAAGGAAAAGAGAGGCTTTGTCGGCCTACTTTATGAGTATCACGTCATGTACGGCCCCATATTCTAGTGAGTGCTCACCTGCTGAGTTTTCCGACTATGCGGACCACGCGTTAAGTGGTACTCACCGAGTCGGGCGATCATGCTATGTTTGTGATGGGTTTGGATCGAGTCGTTACGAGTTGCATACATCCTCTTTAACTTCCATGGACCGCATGGTTTGGCGTTTTCAGAGTTTTATTAATGTCGTCAAGAAAAAACCAACAGAAACATGGAATGTTATAAAACAATACCCCTTTGTATCAAAATGTCTTACTGGCTTAGCTGCTATAGCTTTAGCTTCAGTAGTTGCAGGAATTGTTTTAAAAGTTAAATCTTTTGAGCGAAAACCCAAGAAGACGAAGAGAGGAAAAGTTGCTAGTGCGGCTAATTTTTATGATGCTGCTCCCCCAGAGATCGACGAGCAAGATGACTATGATTACGATTATGATGATACCCATGATGCTAGAGGTAAGCGAGGAAAAGGGCGACTTAGGCGTAATGAAGTTGTTACTTATCCTGAGCGTACTAAGGCATCAAATTTAAATGTTGATGATGCTCGAAGTTACCTGAAGAAGACACTTCCGGCTGAGGTGTTGACAAAGCTTCAGGCTCCCGTCCCAGAATCCGCCGTGGGGTCTCAACCCATAGTCGTCGACGATGTAGCTGCTCGGGTTTATCAATTGTATATAGATGGTGAGTTTGCCTCGAATGCTACCCATGTTGGTAATAAGTTAATCACAGTAAAACATAATTTCTTTGATAAGTATGAGCATGTGGAGGCTCGTCAAGGCAATATACGGTTTGCTTTGGGAAAGCACATTGAAGTAGCCCCTGATTTGGTTATGTTTGGTTTTGACCATGCTACTGGTCGGTCTCGGGTGCCCATAAGGGAACCGACAGGTGTCGAGTATGTGAGTTTAGTGACACGACGCGAGGATGATAAGGTGCGAGTCACTTCTGGTAATTCCTTTCGTGGCGCTGCCTTATATCATTCGCAGAAAGGTGATTGTGGTGCTCCAGTTGTTAGTCACGTTGACGGCGCAATTATTGGCTTTCATAATGCTGGTTCNACGTATCATAATCTGTTTCAACCGGTTAATCCCCGGATTGTTGCTGAGATAAAATCTCCAGCCGTGTCGCTTTTTTCACGGCCCCCAACCCCCCCCAACTCCAACTAGAGCTTCCTACAAAGAATGCTGAGAAATTAGGTGCTTCATTTTTAATTTTGGGTTCAATACCTAAATTTCCAGCTTTAAAAAATCATCGAAAGCGATGTGATATAGTTCATGATTTTAATTTGAGGAATGGAGTTTATAAGAAATGGGATTTGAGTGGTTGGGGGCTTCCGAGACCTAATTTGGAAGCTTCTTACTTAAGTTTAAATAAGTATGATAAAGTGCAACCCTGTTTTGATCGACCAGCTATGGCTACAGCCAAAAAGTTTATGTATACTATGTTTGGTCGGTTTGTTGAAGGATGGAGACCAATTTCGTTTGATGAAGCGGTAGGTCAATTAGAGTCGTCGTCATCTCCTGGTTATCCGTGGTCCGAAAAGTATGCTACCAATGAGTTGTTGTTACGTCATGATTTGTCAACGCTACGAGCTAGTGTTGATAATATCTTCTCTGAACCAATCATTTGGAAAAATTCTTTGAAGGAGGAAATAAGACCAATGGAGAAGATTTTATCGAATAAAATACGTACCTTCACAGCAAGTCCATGTCATTTTACTGTATATAGTACCCAATTTTGTTGGGATTTCAATAATCGATTTTATGATTCACATGGAAAAACTTGGTCAGCAGTGGGACTAGATCCTTATTATCAAGGTTGGGACTACGTGTATCGGCGCTTAAAGAAGTTTGAGCGGGCTTACGAGCTTGACGTTAGTGAGTTTGATAGTTCATTATTTCGTCACATTCTTTTTTCTATAGCAGAATTTCGCCTTGACACAGTTGATCCTTTGCACAAAGAAGAGGCCCTTGTCGCCCTTCCTTTTATATACACAAATATAGTAAACTCAGTTATCATAACGGCAGACGGTAATGTTGTGATAAAATCTACAGGTAATCCTAGCGGACAAACGAATACCATTGTTGATAACACATTGGCGTTGTTCATGCTTTTGTCATATGTGTGGGTGTTAAAGATTGATAAACCTTATAGTGAGTTTGTCACGAATGTTTCAGCATGGTTGTGTGGTGACGATAATAGTATGTCGGTTTCTGATCAGTACAAGCACTTTGATGCTAGGTTAGTACAAGAAACCCTTGCGTGCCTTGGTGTAAAGGTGACATCTCCTTCGTTAGATCCACGCCCAGTGGAACAAATTACCTTTTTAAGTCGCCAATTTGATCACTTTTACAAGGGTATTTGTGTCCCTTATATGCCACCAGAAAAAAGTATAACTAGTTTACTGTTTAGTGAAGATCCAAACGATCCAGCCAGATTGTTGCAACGTATTGGGGGTTTTATAAACATTGCGTGGCCCGATCGTGACTTCACTGCGTATCTACGTCAGTTGGCCAATGAAACCGTTCATACATATGGGGATTTGCTTATGGACGACCCAGAATGGCATATAGGACTGAGTAGTATTTTAACGCCTGGCCAAGTCCAACATCTTTTTGTTGGTGTTCCAGCTTTGCAAGGGGGGAGTGCAGTAAAGATATTATGCCCCCCAAAAGTTGTTCTTTTGGATATGGATAAACAAGCTAATAAAGCTGGTGTTGTTGTTACGTTAAAACCTGACGGCCAGGTTAAAGCCGCTAAAAAAGGGAGAAAAAGAGGTGCTCGACGAGACCAGAAGCATACTGTTACTGTAAAAGAAAACAGAAAGGGTGATGTTACATTAAAAGTAGGCCCTACTAATGCTATGGCGCAAGGTAGAGCCGTTGGTCGAGCACAAAATCGCGCTCATATGAAGAAAATAGCACCCCGTGGTCTTACTAGGGCTGCAAAGGAGTGTTTAGAAGCTATCACTTTACCTCAAAATTCTCCTCCGTTTCGCCTCTACTCAGGATATAATGACACTCCTTCTGGAGCTGCCAATCCCTTTGAGCAAGAGCCTATAGTATATGGCACTGAGGCTGAAACCTTTATTTTTGCGTTTCGTTCCGCTTTGCGAAACGCTGTTCGCGGCATTCCCCTAGATGCCGGCGACTTTACAGCTTATGCTGGTTATGAACAAAAAAGCATTGAGCGTGGTGCTGGTTGGTGTAACATTAACCCGCGTGCTTTGGCCGCAGGGTCAAAATATGTTACGAATTTTGTTCCAACCACAGGTACCGCCGCATTTACGCGGCCGCATGGTGACTGGTTATACCCCGGCCGTTTGGGTGAGTCTGACCCCTTTAGAGGGTTCTGGGTTAATGCCGATGATATTATTGTGGTTTGCTCTGATGGAGCACTTGCTGATGCGTACCAGTCTCGTTTGATGGTGTTGGATGGGCAAGAATGGAATGAGTATAGTGTCAAGCCTTTTGACGCTAACTTTTCTTCACAATATACGGCTTCTTTTACAGGCCTGAATACCATTGGTGGTTATATGGCGGTTCAAGTTCAAAATATCACGCCTGGAGCTCCGACCGGGCTTCTTCCCAAAATTTGGGTAACTATAATCTCCGGAGTTGGTAATATCAATTTCCAATATCCAGCAACTGGAGTAACTACGGTCATCCCTGTAAATAATGATTTTGTCGCTGG